CTTACGGGGTGCTGGACTAGTTAAACTAGTCTACTGTCCTAGGACAGGGTGTGCTACTAGCGTGAGTTAACTACTCACACTCCGATTCAGCAATCCTGCTGAATCTTATTGAGTTACCGGAGACCACCAACATGTTGCAAAAGTATTATAAACAAGATATTCACCAGATTCCTGGGGTTACCATTCCTACCGAAACAATTCGGCATGAATATAACCGCATGACTGGTGATAACACTGTAGGATTCAGACAGAGACTTCGTAATAACGAAGCCCTCGGTATGAACGCCTTTCAGCGTCTTGAGTATGATAGGGTGACGCCTATAGGTAATGCCTACGAGAAAAATCGTTACGATTATCGCGTAGGTGGTTACACTATGGACAACCACCCTGCAACATGCAAAGGAGTCTTTGGCCGTTACATTATAGTCGACAGTGCCGCGCTACTTAATCCTGTAGCTAACGGCAAAGCCGTCGCAAAGCTATACTCTAACGCAGATGACGCCGATCTTATGGCATTGGTTACAGCGGCGGAAGCCCCTAAAACCTTTGCTGTGATTGGTGCCACTGCTAAGAGACTAGCTGGCGTCTTGAAATCCTTCAAAAGAGGAGATCCAGTCGGCGCTTTAAGCTCCCTAGGAATAGGGGGCGGTAAGCATCAACGCAGTCTTAACCGTAAGGCTAATTCTGCAAGACGTAATGGAACGTTAGATAAATTTATGTCTGACTCGTGGCTAGAAGTAAAGTATGGGTGGAAACCCCTACTAAGCGACATCGAGGCTTCAGCGAAAGCTGCTGCCGATGATTGGTCTAACAAACCATCTGATGTTCGCGTGTCTGGCTCGGGAAAGAAAGAAATTTCTCTTAACTCAATGTCCCTTCTGTCCAACCCCATTTATTATGGGGGAGGGCATACGGGTCGCATCAGCCGTTACGTCAAATACACGGTTTTTATCAAAGTTCTTGATCCAAACCTTAGGAATTATAACTCACTAGGTCTGTTAAACCTTGGTGAAGTTGCATGGGAATTAATCCCATATTCCTTCGTATTTGACTGGTTTGCTCCTGTTGGCGCTTTTATCGCTGCTCAAACCGCGTTTTTTGGTACTGAGTTTTCCTCCGGCTGTAGAAGCTGGGGGGCAACACAGAAAACCACTGCGTGGGTTGACAGGTACTTAGATAAGTCAATGTATGTCGAAGAAAATCAGACATATAACGACCATCGAAGAACCCCGATATCGAGCTTTCCTAGCTCGACGTCAATTTTGAATTCAAAGGACTTCTCTGAAGACCTTTTCAATTTTGACAAAGCGTTAACGGGTTTGGCTCTTTTGAATGGATTTCGTCGTTAAGACATTATCTATTCTTCGTCCCCGGGTGGGGATATAGAGCTAGATGCAATTATGAGAGACAATCCTGTCTCTCTTAAACCTCCAATATAGGAGACACGTTATGGGTGCAGTTGCAACCCTTACACTGACCGACGATAACGCCGGAACAGTGGACTTCGAACCCACGCGGCTTGATAGTAGCTTAGTCACATACCATGAGAAATCCTCAGGTGTGTTTCTGGGCTATCCATCATTGACGCTCGGGAACCGTTTGCCAACGAATGGCAACGGAAACTACAAGGCGACAGCAAGGCTCCGGATACCGGTGCTGGAAACTGCTGCTACTGCGGCTTCGGGTTTCACCCCGGGCCCTACTCTGGCGTATTCGCTATCGGCTAATGTCGATGTCGTTATACCAAGTCGGGCAACCGCAGAAGAGAGATCTCTCCTTGCAGCCCAGATAGCTGAATTGCTAACTGAAACTGCCTGGTTGGATCTTGTTGAAGGTATGGAACTTCCTTACTAGGTTAAAGTCGTTATGAAAAACGACGATGACCTTTGTTTGAAAATCCTTTTACTGATTGCTCGGGTTGCCGCTATAGGCTATTTAGTCTATATTGGTATGTCCTTGCCTTCAGTATTTCCAATCTAACTAAGTTAGATAAGAAAACTTCAACATGCAGTGAGGCACTTTATGAAGAAAGATACCAAGAGGTACCTTTTGTCGAACTTTCGTTCGGCACGTCGAGATTTATCTTTTGATAAACTCGTCTCCGCAGCCCTCCCGTTCCTGGAGGAAATCGATAGTGCTATATCCTTAGGGATATGGCTT